TATATTAAAAACAATATCAGCTGCTACTGCCATTAAAACTTTTGGTTCTCAACTTGTAAATAAAAATAAAGAGACACTTGTTGTAGGTAATCAAACAAAAACAGCTCAAATAAACGATGAATTACAAGCATTAAATGTACAAGAACAAAAAGCAGGAGAAACACAAAAAACAACAGTTGAAAAAGCTCAAAAAGATTATAATACAAAACAAATTACTGAAAAGCAATATAGTGAAATTAAACTAACAGCTCAAATTGCTTATGAAAAAGAAGTTGCTTCTATTAATTTAAAACGAGCAAAATTACAATTAGATAAAAATCTTATTGAAAATAATCCTCTTAATAAATTAAAACAAGCTCAAAAATCTTTTAAAACAAAACTAAAAGGATTAAGAAAAAAAACTCAAAGTGAAGAAATAAAATCTAATATAGATTTAACAAAACAAGTAGCTGTTAATGCTGCTAAAAATTTAGCACCTATAATTGCTTTACAACTTGTTAAACAATTTTTTAATATAATTAATCAAAGAAAAAAATTAGAAACATTAGTAGATCAAGTAAATACTTATATTGATACACAAGTAAAAGATGAACAAACATCAACTATTGCTACTAATTTAAGAAATAATGCTATTACATTAATTAATAATAGTGCTAAAAAATTAGAAAATTTAAAGAAAACTTTAGATAGATTAGTTAAGACATTAACAATAATTTCAGCTGTTATTGCTGCTATCCAAATAATACTTAGTTTACCTTTTCCATTTTTAATTCCTATTAAAATACAATTACAACCTAGATTACAAAAACTATTAGCTTTAATAACAGCTTTAAATACTATTTTAGCTGTTGCTACTACATTATTAGGAAATGAAATAAACCAAATAAATGCATTAAAAGATAGATTAAAAGAAATTAGTTTAAAATTAGATGGAAAGTCGCTAGATAATTTAACTAATTTATCTGACTTTTTCTTACCAACTGGTTTAGATTATCCGCCATATAAGGGTTTTAATTTTAAAATTAAAGAAGAAAACGACCCAAAATTTGTTGTTAAAGGAAATAAACGCAAATATGCCGTAGCGATTAACCGTGATGGTATAGAACAAATTAAAAGTGACTACTCATTTACTCAGGATCCAAATGATTTAATAGAGCAATTAAAACTAGTTATTGATCAACAAAACTTACAAGGATAAAATATTTATAATTATGAACGCAAAATTATTTAAACAATTAATTAAGGAAGCGGTTCGCGAAGCAGTTCGTGAAGAAATTGGTGTATTGTTATTAGAACAAAAGAAACAAGAGTTAACTGAAAGTAAAACAGTTAGCTTTACTAGCAATGATGTACCAGTAAATGCCGATGCTAAAGCAGCTTTACGTAATAAAATGGGAGCTATGTTTGGCTATGAACAACCTCAATCACAATTAGCAGTTGATCAAAAAGCTGATAATCCGTTTGCTGCTTTTATTGCTGATGCAGGAGCTAACATGACTGCCCAAGACTTATCAGGATTAAGAAATTTAGGATAATATGCCAATACCTCAAACAATACGTGTAAATCCGTTAGATTTACAGAAAAATATTGCAATTGGGGTATCGTTACCTTTTAATGGACCTGGTGTATTCAATAGTACTTATACTACTAAAGATCAAATTAAGTCTAATTTAGTTAATTTATTATTAACTGATGTAGGTGAGCGTGTGATGAATCCTATATTTGGTTGTAATTTAAAAAGATTTATATTTGAAGGCATTAATGAAGATAATATAGAGTTATTAATTAATAGTTTAATAGAAAGTATATCTATGTTTGTACCTGAAATTACTGTAACAAATATTAGAGTAATTCCTAACACTGACTATAATACTATTGCTTTATATATTGATTATATAATAAACATATCAAGTTCTCCCGATCAAGTAACAGTACAATTTAATTAATAATGGCTAATAGTGAAGACATAAACATATCGTATCTAAATAAAACGTTTCCTGATTTTAAGTCAACGTTGCAACAATATGCAAAAACTTATTTTCCAACAACATATAACGACTTTTCAGAAGCAACCCCAGGAAATATGTTTATTGAAATGGCATCATACGTTGGTGATGTAATGTCATTTTATTTAGATACTCAAGTACAAGAAAATTTTCTATTATACGCTAAAGAAAAGGAAAATTTATATGCAATGTCATATGTTATGGGTTACCGTCCCAAATCAACATATGCTTCTAATACAATAGTTGATGTATATCAATTAGTTCCTTCTATTACTAACGGAGGAATTACTACACCTGATTATAACACATATGGTCTTATTATACCATCTAATACAATTTTAACTTCAACATCAACCGGAGTTAAATTTTTAACTACTCAAACTGTTGATTTTACTGTTACAAGTAGTGCTGAAATTACATTTGTCAATTCAGATTATTATCTATTTAAAAAACAAGTTCCCGCAATTTCAGCTGAAATAAAAGAAACTGTTATTAATACTATTCCTAATCAAAAGTTTACAACTGCTACTATTACTGATAGTAACATATTGCAAATATTGAATGTTACGGGTAGTGATGGTAATTTTTGGTATGAAGTTCCCTATTTAGCTCAATCTTCAATATTTCAAAAAATAGCTAATCCTAACTTTACTACAGACCAAGTACCTTATTTATTACAATTACAAAGAGTTCCAAGACGCTATGTATCTAGAATACTTTCAGATAATACTTTGCAGTTAGAGTTCGGTGCTGGTTTAACTAATAATAAAACTGATTCTCAAATTATACCTACTCCTGAAAATATTCAAGCAGGATCTGTACCTGGTATTTCAAATTTAACTAGTAATTATAATGAAGCATCTATATTCTTTACTCAAGAATATGGATTAATACCTTCAGGATCTTTAACAGTAAGATATCTTACAGGAGGAGGAATAAATTCAAATGTCCCTGCTAACGATATTACTGCAATAGATACAACAGGAGTTTACTTTAAAAATACTCCTGGTCCTTTATCTGCTTCTGTTTTGGGAAGTGTCGTTTCATCAAACCCATTCCCATCTTCAGGAGGTAGAAATGGTGATACAACTGAAGAAATTCGTCAAAATGCTCTTTATGCTTATTCGACTCAGTTAAGAGCAGTAACTAAAGAAGATTATATTGTTAGAGCATTGTAAATGCCTTCTGATTATGGTGCTATAGCTAAGGCTTATATTTCTCAAGAAATAAATAAAACTCCTCAACAAACCGTAGCTTTTACTCAAAATAATAATCCTTTAACTTTAGATTTATATGTTCTATCATATAATACTAATAAACAATTAGTAGAAGCTTCTAATTCATTAAAAAATAATTTAGTAACCTATATTAATCAGTATAGAATGGTTACTGATGCTATTAATATTAGAGATGCTTATTATATCAATATTGGTATTAATTTTGATGTTACAATACTAAGTGGATATAGTAATAAAGATATATTAACTAATTGTGTTAATACTTTAAAAGATTATTTCAATATAGATAAGTGGCAAATTAACCAACCAATTATATTATCAGACATTACTGCTAAACTTCTTCAAATTAAAGGTGTTCAATCTGTAGTTAAACTTGAAATAGTTAATAAACAAGATCCTACAGGAGTAACATATTCTCAATATGGATATGACATAGCAGGTGCTACTAGAAATGGAAGTATTTATCCTTCTATGGATCCTGCAATATTTGAAGTTAGATATCCTAACACAGATGTCCAAGGTAGAGTAGTAGTTCAATAATATTTATAATAAACCATAAAGTATGAATTTAGAAAAATTAAAGGGTCATATTCCTGATAATGTCATTTCCCAAATTCCAGATGTAATGAAAACATTTGGTATTGATACTCCTGTAGAATTAGCCCACTTTTTATCACAATGTGGTCATGAATCAGCTGGTTTTAAAGTTGTAAATGAAAATTTAAATTATAGTGCTAAGGGTTTATTGGGTATATTTAAAAAATATTTCCCAACACAAACTTTAGCTGAATCATATCAACGTAAGCCTGAAAAAATCGCTAACCGTGTTTACGCATCTCGCATGGGTAATGGTGATGAAGCATCAGGTGAAGGTTACAAATTCCGTGGTCGTGGTTTCATTCAATTAACAGGTAAGCAAAACTACACAGCTTTTGGTAAATCAATTGGTGTAGATATTGCTGCTAACCCTGATTTAGTTGCAACCAAATATCCGTTATTATCTGCCGCTTGGTTCTTTAGTAAGAACTGTTTAGCTAAATGTAAAGATGCTTCTGATGCTTCTGTATTAACCGTTACTAAATGTGTTAACGGTGGTACAATTGGTTTAGCTGATCGTCAAAAACATTTTAAAGAATATTATCACTTATTGGCGTAAAACAATTTAGTAGTTACCATATTTATATGTAGTAATTACTAATTATGGCCATTTACAAAATATTCCCCGAAAAGAGTGCAACTCTTTATTCATTTTATCCTGCTTTAAATACAGGATTGGATGAAATTTTAGAACTTAGTACATACGAATCCATCGATGGTACTAGTGAGGTATCACGACCTTTAATACAATTTCCATCAAGTGAAATAGTAGATATTATTCAAAATAAAGTTGGTACTAGTTCTTTTGATGCTTATCTTAAAGTATATTTAGCTGATGCTTCTCAAATTCCTTTAAATTATACTATATTTTGTCATCCTATAGCAGCTAGTTGGAATCAAGGAACAGGCCGATTAGGTGATTCCCCAGCTATTACTGATGGTGTGAGTTGGGAATATACCAATCAATCAGGAAGTAATTTATGGATACAAGGTAGTTTTCCTCCACTTATAACGGGGTCATATAATAACACTATTGGTGGCGGTACTTGGTATAGTAGTTCATTATATCAAGCAACTCAATCTTTTACTTTTATATCTACTAAAGATATAGAAATGAAAGTTTCAAATACTGTAAAAGCATGATATAGTGGTTCTATATCTAATAATGGGTTTATTTTAAAACATTCCTCATCAATAGAATTTACAACAGCTTCTAAATTTGAAACAAAATACTTTTCAGATACTACCCATACTATATATCCACCTGCCTTAGAAATTAGATGGAACGATTCAGTATTTAATCCAGGTAGTTTAACTGTGGTTACTTCTAGCTATTTTAATCTTGTTGTAAATAATAACAAAGCAGAATACCAACAAGATTCAGTACAACGTTTAAGAGTAAAAGTACGTGATCTATATCCATCAGTAGCTTTTAGAACTGTATTAAGTTTTGCAAACTATAAAGCATTACCTTCTTCTTCATATTGGTCAATAAAAGATTTGGATACTGAAGAAATTGTCGTAGATTACGATACAAACTATACTAAAATTAGCTGTGACGCAAGTGGTAGTTATTTTGATGTATATATGAATGGATTAGAACCTGAGCGTTATTATAAATTTCTTATTAAGTCTGTATTAGCTGATGGAGAAGTTGTAGTAACAGATCAAAATTATATTTTTAAAGTTGTAAGATAATGTCTCAAATACCAGTACAAAAAACTGTATTTAATAAAGATAAATATACTAGAGTAATTAACACTCAATTCACTCAGTTTCTAAATCAAGGAGCTGATGAAGATGTTCCTGTTTTTACTGTTGATGATTTTTTTGATTTATACGATCAATTATTTTATCAAATTCCAAAAGAATGAGATATTAATTCACATCAATATATTTTACAACGTGAAGCAGATTATTTGGGTGTAAGTATTAGTCAAGATGATATTCAAGCATTATTAAATGAGATTACATCATTAAGACAACAAGTACTTGATGCTCAAACAACTATTAATGAATTAACTAGAGCAACAGGAAGATAATGGCTAATAATATTAAAATAGTAGGTGAAATATTTAATACTCAACAAGTATCTCGTTATGCTCAAGAGGATCTTAACTTACTTGTTCCGTTTAATTTAAAAGAAGATTTTGGTCAAACTAATGACTATATTGAATATTTTGTTTATGATATAGGAGGTAATTTATTAAATCTTAATTATAACTATAGAAATTTTAAATTACCCTCAACTTCATATATAGATCCAGTTAGTGGATCTTTACCAATTATAGAAATTGACCCTGTCAATGATCTTAAAAATCTTAACTACTCTTCAGGAGAATTTAAGGTACAATATAATTTTTTCAACAATAAAATTTCTTCCCCCTCAGCAGATTTATTTTTAAAAGAAATATCAGCTGATAGAACTGAATTAAGAATTGGTTCTACTATTTTAACTAATGAACAAATTGAAAGCGGATCATTATCATTAATAAATGAAGCTACAAGTTCTGCCTATTTTGTTGATTATTTAGTTAATTTTGGTAATAATATTCAAGTAACTGCTGTAAATGTTGCTCTTAATAAAGTTGAATCAGGATATGAAATATTATTAAAATTATACGAACCTTTACCTACAAATATACAGGAAAAATCAACATTATGGATTGTAAGAGAAAAAATTAATCCATATGTTTTTGATATTAATTTAGATAAACTTATATTATCTCCTCCTTCTTCTCAATTAAGAGGACCTAATTTTAGTATAGATATTCCTAATCAAAATAACGTAGCTACACCTTATCAAAACTTTAGTAGTTTGATAAATAGTGTACAAAACATGTCTACATCTTCTTATCAACAACTTTTAAATCTAATGATTTCTCAAAGTGTTGATATAAATGTTGATTATTTTGATTTTAATAATTTTACCTTTTTTAGCTCAGCTGAAAAACGAGTTAAGAATTTTTATGATAAAGTAAAAAAGATTGAGGATTATAATAAGGATATTGTTCAATATACAATTTCTTCTTCATTATATCCTAATATGATTACTGATTTAAATTTAGCTACAGCAAGTATTAATACTATAGTAGCGGGGTTTGATGGGTTTGAATATTATTTGTATTTTGAAAGTGGTTCCACTTTAACTTCTTCTTTAGAGTATAACATTACTCCTTATCCTAAGACAGGATCTTTATTACCTTATCCTTTATTATCTACCTCTTCTGCTAAAGTAGTAGAATGGTATAATTGGGCTACAGCTAGTGCTTTTGATTATGATAATAATAATCAAAATAGATTAACTTTTACTGTTCCTTCTTTTATTAAAGACGATGAAAATAATGAACCTTATCTAACTTTTTTAGATATGGTTGGTCATTATTTTGATAATGTATGGATTTATTTACAAGCAATTACCGATATTAATTTAGCAAATAATAATCTTGAAAAAGGTGTTTCTAAAGATTTAGTATATTATGTACTTGAATCATTAGGCACCAAGCTATACAACCAGTATGGTAATGTAGATAATGTTGATTATTTAATAGGAAATAGTGGTAGTGCAAATTGGGATAATAACTTTACTTATACTGGTTCTTATTTAAATACAATTCCACGTAAAGATTTACTTGCTGAGTCTTATAAACGTATTTACCATAATTTGGCTTTACTTTCTAAAACTAAAGGTACTACTTATGGTTTACAAACCTTAGTATCAACTTTTGGTATAACAAGTAGTGTATTACCTGTTAAAGAATATGGAGGATATTTAAAGTCTAATACATTAGACGAATATAATACAGATAAAGTAAGAATTGTAACAGGAAGCATAGTAGGAAGAACAGTAGATGTTTATACTACTGCTAGTGTATTGTCACCTTATGTAAAATTACAATCTTTACCAACAAATCCTTCTAATTTTAGAACAAATGACTTACAATATGTGGATATTTCATTTTCTCCACAAGATAAAATAGATGTATTTGTTTCTGCTTCTATAGTAGCTGTTAATCCTACTTGGAGTTTAGATGATTATATAGGTGATCCTAGATATCAATATAGTAGTTCATATGAAACTTTAGAAGTTCAACGTCAACTATATTTAACCCCTCTTAGTTCATCACAATTACCTTATACTGCTTCTGTATCAAGTGGATCTTTAGCAGCAACTGATTATAATAGTTTTATTCGTTTAATTCAATTTTTTGATAATTCATTGTTTAAAATGTTGCAGGATTTTGTTCCTGCAAGGACAAGTTTATCAACTGGTGTGACTATTTCTTCTCCAATACTTGAAAGAAATAAATGGGTTTATGCTAATCCAAATAAAACATCCAAAATGGATGTTCCAAGTGGAAGTATAGCTGGACCTACAATTGGAACTGAATATACAGACATATATAATGGACTAACAGGGAGTAGAGTAGGATATTATACAGGTGTTATCACAGGTAGTTTAATTAATACTTACAATTACTTTGTAACGGGTACTTTTAATCCATATCTTTTACCGTCTGCAAGTTTAACAGCAGCAAATATATATGCTTTTAAACATACTGATTTTGATGTAATGTTAAACAATGTTTCTAGCAGTTTAATTTCTAGAAATAGACAAGATGTTCAATACATATTTGGTACAACTAGTTTTATATTAACATCAGCCGAATTACAAGATTCATATGAGACTTTAAAAACACATCAATTATCTCGCTATGAAGGAGTAAAATTATCAAGTGCTTTATATAATACTTACACCCCAGGAGATATATCATATGGTAAAACAGCTGCTATAGATGTAAATGTACTTAAATTAGGTTTATTTACTGAAGTAGTAGCTAGTAGATTTTTACCAAACCGTAATAATGCTGTATTAAAATATCTTGTAGATAAAGAAGGTAATTTTACAGAATTAAATCTTAGAAATTCCCATTGGCAAGAAGTACAAAATACTTTTATATCTGGAGATACAGGTAGCATTTCCCAATTCAATAACCAGCTTTATACTAATCAAAAATCAACGGATGGAGAAAAAATAGTATACGATAGTGGATATACTTATGCTCCAATATTATATTTTGGTTCAACTGCATCTGATGATCCAATATGGTTTCAAAATACAGGTACTCAAAATGCTTATACAGCTAATGCTCGTAACTCTTTGTCTCCAAACTTTACTATTAGTGGTAGTGGGGCTGGAAATGATGCATACCCTTTTAGTGGAAGTGGTAATTTTGTTCCTAGAGTTTTTGATCAAATAATTGAAGGTGGAGCTTATTTTAAAGCAGGTGATGCAACTTCATTTGCTTCATATTCTATTCAAGAAACTGGCAACCATGCTATTAATGTTTCTTTTCCATTTACATATGAAGTATCAACAATACCAGTAAACGAAGCTACATGGTCTTTACAAGTATATAAAAGTGTTGGAGGTGTTGAAACTCTAATAACAGAAGATAAACAATATTTTGTAGCTGGCGACCCAGCTACTTCAACCTTATATTTTACCTATTACAATCAGGGTAGATTTTATTTTTCATTAACCGAAGCAATTTCATCAACTGATGTTGTTATTAGTTCTGCCTTTGTTACAGGATATTCTGGTAATACTTGTAATACAAATAGTGAAGATGATAATATAAATGTTGGAAATAGTTTAACTATTACTGCTGGTACAACTAGTGGTGATGTATTAGGTAATACTCCAATGGGAATATCTACTACTAACTATATTAAGGGATCATATTTAGTAATAAACGGTCAATATGCTACTAATGGTAGTATATTAACTATCGGAGGAACACAATTAACAGTAGTTGTAGATAATAACTGTGACTTCTATAATAGCTAAACATAATAAATGGCACAAAAAGTAACAAATACAACTTTTAATATTAATGTCCCCTCAGTTAATTTAAACGCAGGAGAAAAATTAATATTTAAGTTTCAAATGAAGGGGAATACAGTTAGTAATTTTACTGCCTCAATAGGAGCAGGAAATCTAAAAGTAAATTCACTTGCTGCTTCAGTAGGTTATTCTAGCACCCCCTTACAATATTTCTCAGGTTCAGGAACAATAAATGCTAATGAAATTGTAATGTCTACTGGTGTTAGTGGGTTTTATGGAGGTCAATATGTGTTTGTACCTAACCCAACAGGCCAAAACCAAAATAGTTTATATGCAGGAACAGCAAATTATGGAGATGTTGATTATCCATTCTTAATTCAGCCTTTTGATATTGCTATTCTTTATTTATCTGATGGTACTTATATAGAAACAAGAATTTTAAAAGCAGATACAAGTTCGGGTAAATTAGTCTTAACATTAGATACAGATTTGTCTAATACAATTAGACGAGAATTACAGTATAAAACATACACACGTTTTTTAATTCTTTCTAGAAGACAAGACGAAACGAATGTAGTTTTATCATTTACAAAACGAGAAGGTAAAACATCATATGGATTTTTAATTCCTGAAAATATTAGC